ATTTAAATACATCGGCACGCCTTCTGCTGGCGCCTCGGAGGAGCGTATCCAGGAACAGCGAACAGGTAAGATCAAAGCCGAGATTCGCTGCCGCTATTTTAAGGGCGTTAAGTTTGAGGACGTTATTTACTTTGAAGGAGGTAAGTTTCGTATCTACTCGATTCAGTATGAGGGTCGCCACGAGGTGTTGAAGATTCGTGCAGAGCTGCGAGACGACGACACGTATTTCGGTTTGCCCGATCAGGACTACCCATTTACCCCAACGACTCATCAAAACCACTTTAGGACCTCCGCTGAATATCAGGTGATAGAGAACATGGCGTTCCCAAAGGAAACTGGTGGGAACTTTCTCTTTGAGACAAGCGCAGAGCTAGGATATACTTCTTTTGACATAGGTGACGGAGAGCTTGAGAACTTCTCCCTACCAATCACTACTCGGAGACAGTATTTCCCTTACACGGTTGACAACGGATTTCCTTCACCTACGTTTAATTCTCTGACTCCTGACGATAAAACGCACGGATACACTGTCCCTTTTTATGACATGTATCCAAGCAACATTAAACCGTATACAAGGGTTGAAATAAATGGCAAAGTAATTGCGGAGACCTTATCTGTAAACGACATAATCCTGACTGGAGGCAGTGACTCTAATAGCCCTACCTGGAAAACGGAAGAAAGCGACAAGATTTACAAGATTACTACAAGCGGATTTGACGATGTAGACCAAGCCTTGTATAGCATGAGCTTTGGTTTTAATGATGGATTCGTTTACTACCGTCTCACTCCTAGGAACTCGGTTTCGTACAAAGCCAACTTAAACGCAAGGGACCTAGAGAACACGCCACTTACGTATACAGCTGGGTCCGTGTATGTAGAGTACAGGTTTCCAATAAAGGCAAACAATTTGTCATTGTCGTTCCCTACAGATATTGATGAGCGAATCTTTCGTCAGCAGGGCCAGATTATGGGGGTTGTTTCTACCAGCAGCCAACAACCTATCACTACAGTAGGCGCCACAAACAAGCCCAAAACAGGTAACGTAAAGGTTACAGAAGGGTCTCTCGTTGACGATCCTAATTCTCTTCGAGTTGAGACCATTAATAGCATTTCTGTTGTAGACTCTAACGGCGTTGCAGTGGAGTTAGATGAAGAGGCTACAGCTTTGTTGGATCGTTTTGAAATAACTGCTGACACTAGCGCAGCAGGCATCGCATTCGTTGAGGGAGAGTCGCTAGATTCTGCTTGGGCAGGGGGTGAAATCACATTTAATGTAGACTTCTCTCCAAATACAACTACCGGATCTCATTCTGAAAATACCTCACATGCTCTCGGTGTAGACTTAACCTACAAACTCGTGTGATGGCTGTAGGTACAAGTAAAAACCAGGTTACGCTAGAAATCGACAAAGAAACGGTTGTTCGGTTGGAGCGTGCTCTTCGAGACTATGCTCGCAGGGTAGACACAAAGTCTGCCGAAAAAATGATTGATGAAGCCTTAAGGTATTCTGTTCGTCCTTGGGAGAACGAGTTCAACAAAGGTGTTATGTATAAATATGTTGAATGGCGAACAGGAGGCTCTGAGAAACCTATGAGTAACCGAAAGATTAAAGGTACTCGAAAAAAAATATACGGAAGAAAGGTTGGCCCCAAAAAGCGAGGCAATAATTCAGGTTGGCGTGCTCACTTCTTTGCCCGTCCAGCAAAACATATAAGCCGAAAAAAAAGAGTTCCTTTTTATCAAATATTCGCCAAAAAGACTGACGAAGTTATACGCAGGGCAAACCAATCTTTATCAGACCTCTTTCAAACCCTAGCAACACAAAGTTTTAAAAACGCTAAAAAAACCACTAAAAAATAATCAATCATGGCTACTATAGCATCAAATCAATTAGCAATCTACGCTGTAGATTCAGGGCTGACATCCCCTATGACTGTCATTGACACTGCGGACATCACGGGAAATGTACCAACGACAACGGAAGTTACTAACGCAGGAATTGCAGACAACGAGAAATTTCTACTAGTCACCTCTGGTCAATTTGAAGGAATCTACAGTTCAAACGGAACAGCTGTATCCGAAGTGGCGTTTGCAACGGCAGACCTGCTTGCAGCAGCTACTACCACAACGATGGACACATCAAATACCATCAATGAGGTAGCAGCTCGAAACGGATCAGGCGGGTCTACCAACTACATCGCTTCGGGAGCGTTTGCGTGGAACTTCAGTATCGACGGTCTCATCGACCTATCTGCTGGGTCAGGTTCCCCTGTGACTGTTTTGGATCTTTCGCGAGATTCTAAGTACGTAATTGTTAAGTTTGTTACTGATGTAAACAATGGAACAAACAACGTAGAATACGCTGGTCAGGCGCTTATCGAATCTGCTTCATTGACGGGCGGTGTAGACGATATCGCTACATACAGCGCTACTTTCCGTGGATACGGAGACTTGTACAAGCTTGCATAAAACTTATAGGGCGGCATGAAAGTCGTGTCGCCCTTTTTAACTTTTTAATTAACCCCATGGACTTATCCAACAACTTTCGAGGCGAGTTTAAGATCGACTTTAAAAACAAGAAACACGATGCGTTGTTTACTATGAATGCGCTGCGTTTAATTTTAAAGAACGAAAAAATCGACCTCAAAGACTTTGACTCATGGGTCTCTTCAGACCCGCTTACGGCGGTTCCCTTGATCGCCTACTACAGTGTAGTAAATAGTTGCGTATACTCTGGCAAAAAATTCGCAGCTGACAAGGAAGTCTTCATCGCTGAAATTTTAGACTCAGGTCAGATCGACATCATATCTGAAGCCATTGCCGACGCAATGAGTTCTGAGGAAGCGGGAAAGAAGTAACAGACGAGGAGTCGGAGGAACCCCCGTCTATAAAGAAATTCTATCACGAATGCCTTAAGAGAGGGGTTTCTCCTGAATCCTTTTGGACCATGACCTTGGCCGAGGTCTCGTCTGTGTGCAGCGGCCTTTTTGTAGGTGACGAGCTTATGTGGAACCATACTGCGGCCTCTATGTCGTTGTTGGCTAACATAAACGCTTCAAAGGGAAGGAAGTTCAAGCCGGAGGACTTTCACCCTTATATGCAGGTTAAGAAAAATAAACCTGTTACAAAAAAGACGGCTGAGGAATTGTACGAACACTTTAAGAACTTCTAATGTCAGAGCAGTTTACAGTAACAGGTAGAATCTTATTCAACACAGAGGGGTTTGAGAGAGGCATTGTCAGGGCTTCAAAAAAGTTAAAAAACTTTGGCTCTGCCGCAAACCGTGCTGGTAGAGACTTGACTACGGCGGTATCGCTTCCTTTATCTTTGGCTGCTGCTGCTGCAATAAGAACGGCCACAAGTTTCGAGCTTGCGCAAAGAAAAATACAAGCGCTTCGACCTACCAATAACATTGAAAAGTTAACGAAGTCAGCCAGGGAGCTTGGGGCAAGTACCATCTTTACTGCGGAAGAGGTTAGTCAGCTTCAGCTTTCTTTGGCTAAGTTGGGAAAGAGCGACAGGGAAATACAGCAGGTCCAAAGTACCGTCCTTAAGTTCGCTCAGGCCATGGACCAAGACCTCGCTACCTCTGGTGAGTTCCTGGTGAAGACCATGAATCGTTACGCCGAATCTTTAAAAGAAGTTGGCGACACCCAGGCTCAAGCTGCATATGTTGGAAATTTGTTTGCTTCTGTAGCTGCAAACACAGCGCTTGATGCACAAAAACTTGCGGCTGCATTGAACTACGTAGGTTCTGAAGCTGCTGTTTACGGCATCACCCTAGAGGATACTGCAGCGATACTTGGTCTTTTAGCCGATAGAGGTTTTGACGCTAGTCGTGGTGGTACTGCTTTGCGTAGGATCTTAGCGCAACTTGGAAAAGACGGGTATACAGCTTCGGAGGCTATTGAAGAGCTTTTAAACCCTACAAGAGGTTTTAGCGAGGAGCTTGAGAAATTTGGACTTCGTGGTGCTGGTCCAGCGGCTGCGCTTGGAGGTTTGAGGGACGAATTCGAAGCCTTAAAAGAGACAATAGGCAGTTCCAATTCTTTTCTTAATGAGTTTGCTCTCGTTTTGGACAACTCTTTATCGGCATCGTTTAAAAGGGTTAAATCTGCTGCGCAAGAGGTTTCTATCGCATTTACCACAGAGTTTGGTGATGCCATCAGAACCATTACAGACAATATCGTTCGTTTATTGAGAGGATTTGCAGAGCTTCCAAAGCCTATAAAAAGAATAGTTGTTGGTCTAGGGGCTTTTCTTGCTGTAGCCGGGCCTGTGTTGACTATTCTGGGAGCCTTAACAGCCGCTGTAGGAGCTTTAGGTCTTGCTCTTACGTTAGCGTTTGGTCCAGCTGGAGTTGTCGTAGCAGCAATAGCTACTGTTCTTGGCGTTGCCGCAACTGCCATCGTACTGTTGACAGAAAATACAGACGCGGCAGCCATGAGTATGGACGAACTTCGAAGAAAAGTTTACGAGTCCAACGAAGAGTTTAGGGTTATGTCTACCAGCGACCTGGTTTCTGAAGACAGGTTAAGAAGGGTTGCTCAACTTCAGTTCGAAATAGAAGGTCTCACTAAAAAGTTAGAAAAACTTCGATCGAGTGCGGTTGGAAGTAGTTACAATCGACAAATAGAAGCGACTACAAAAAGAATATCAGAACTTAAGGATGAGCAAAAGAAGCTTAACGATGAGTTCAAAAAGTTCTTATCGGTTCAAGACGATATAATCAAAGCGCAAAAAGAGGCTATTGAATCAGGTACTTTCATAGGTCCTGTGATACCAGACTTTGCATCCGATGGAGAAGGCGGTGTCGCTGACGATTTCGGAACTACTCTTCAGGCGCTGTTAGATCAAAGGCAAGAAATACTTAATCGTATAAACTCGATAAAGGGAGAAGCTAAAGGTGGGGGTTTGTTTCAAACAGATGAGTTAAAAAAGCAGGACAGCCTCTTAAGTCAAATAGAGTCTACCTTAAAGCTTTTAGGCATCACGTTTGACAAAAATGGAAAGCAGGTAAAAAAACTTGATGAAAACTTTACCGAGGTACCAAAAACGCTTCAAAAACTTGACTCTTCTGGGCAGAAAGTAAAAGAAACTTTCAAGCTTATGACCGATGAGGAGGCTATGAAGAGATTTGACACAGCCCTAGCGGGATTGGGTGTGCCTCTTCAGGCTTTAAAAACCGGTGCGAATGAAGCTTATGTCGCTGTTCAGGATATTGTAAATGAGTTAGAAAAAGAAGAGTTGTTAAGCAACATCTCGGACATTGAAAATGTAGCTTTAGCGATTGGTGATATCTTTGGGTCAGCTTTTAAAACCGCTTTAGACGGAACAGAATCTTTAGCAGAGTCCATAAGAACCACTTTAACCGATGCGATAACGTCTTTGATAGCAAAGTTGGCAGCTTTAGCGATAGCTTGGGGCGTAGTTGCTTTATTGGCAACGATAGCTACTGGCGGGTCAAATTTAGGAAAAGCGGCTACATCAATAAAGTCCGCTGGGTTTGGTAATTTCATACTAGACGGATTGGGATTAGGCTCGTTTGATACTCGCTCTCAATCTGGAGGAAATTTGCGAGTAGAAGGCGTTTTAAGCGGTTCTGACGTAGTTTTAAGTTCTCGACGAGGAGCAACAGCATTAGATAGAATTTATGGCTAGAAGGATAGTAAATACAACGTATAAACTAGCGGATGGGTTTTCCTATCGGCTAGAAATTTGGGACACTCAAATAGCGTCTCAAGGATCTTTTGTGCCTTTTTCCGAGATTGAACTCTCAAATCCTGGGTTCACGCTTAATTGGTCAGGATCAATTGACGACGTACTTCAGCCCATTATGAGTTCTTCGTTGACGTTCTCCGCGTACCTTACCGAGTACGAGCGAACCCACATAACCTTGCCTTGCTTTTCAGGCAGAGAGTTTCGCATGTTTGTGCGCCTTTATCGACAAACGCCAGCTACAGAAACTTTTGAATGGGCGGGCATCATACACCCAGAAGAAACCACAGAGGAAATCCAGGATGGTCGAATCTTGACCACATTCATGGCGAGTGACGGAATTGCCGCGCTAAAAAATGTAGACTTCAAAGATTCTAACGGCGACATATTCCAAACAACTCAAAGCGAACCTAGCGAGCGAGCACTTATCTACTGGCTCAAAGAGATTGTTCAAAAGCTGCCACACTGGGGCATTATAGACGCACAGCTTGAGGGTGAGGTCCAGGATGGCAATCATGATTATCCACTCTTTGTAGAGCATAGGCTCGTGCGCCCGGTAAACGATAACTATAACACTTTCCCATCCACCGATGCTGTTCTGGACCATTACTTCCTAAAGTCGGATTCGTTTTACACTCGGCCAAAGCCAAGCGAGGGAAGAAGTAAAGGATTCGAAAGAAAAAGAACACAGCGCAGGGACAACTTCACTTCTACCTACGACGCGCTGCATGACATCTGCGCTTCGCTTGGAGCTACGTTCTGTTTTTCTGAAGGTAAGTTTCACCTGTTCGATCGAGAGAGGATTATTAACGGAGACGATGATACCATAGGCTTCTTTGAATGGACTAAGGATTCAAATGGACTGTTCACCCATTCTTCGTTGCGCAATTCTAACGGCACAGATGAGGACACCGATCCACAGGTAACATACCTTGATCATATCGGAGCCAATTTTTTACGTGGAGCTGCACGGCGTGGGGTTTACCCTGTAGGCTCTATCGCTCAGGTTCACGAAGGAGCTGGCAGCGACCTTATATTCCGATCGGGAATCGGATACGATGGTCCTACGTTTGAGACCTACCTTCACAGGATAGACGATATCGATCAATACACGAATCTTGATGCGATAACGACATCAAACTATTACTCCAACCTTCCAATACAAGGCATCGTTGACGACTTGAACGTGCCAAAAGGAGAGGATGGCGGTGCTTTTAGATTGCATTTCTCAGGAAGTGCCACTTATTGGTATCCCGACGGGCCTGCGGATTCTTTTGAACCAAGCAATAGGGGTAATCTGGCGGTTTTAAGGATGGACGTTAAGTTATATGACGGAACTCATTGGTTTAGATTGCGTAGAAGGGTTCGCTCATTATATCACATAAGTGACGGAACGGTTTGGCAGATAGAAGTGCCTAGTAGCCCATACCCTTACTACGCAAAAACCTACGAACAGTACACCTGGATTAGAGACGACGAATCAAATTACGATACTGCGTTTTTAGAGATAATGATAGGTGCTGACCCTACTATCTTGACAGATGACGATGCGGGCACTACCGAAGAGTTTTTGCAGGATCAGGACTTTAGCTATGTGTTTTATACACCACCTTTGTTAAAGCAAGATTCAGATGACGATAACGCTTTAGTTGAAGATAATGGGAGAATAAACTTTATATACAGATTTGACGAGCAAATACAGACACCCTACACTGCTGACGGTGCTTCTGCTTCATTTTCTAAGCTTCAAGTAGGCAATGTTTTGAGGTTGTACGAAATTCCTCACAACCAAGCTTGGAACATGATATTAGACAATACTGGTAGCCCTTTGGACGTTATTTCGTCAACTGCAGAAAATAACTATTTTCAACAATCGTCATGGCCCTTAGTCACGGCAAGCAGCCCTGGTGGATCGGACTACAACTACAGCGAAAACGACTCTATATTGCGGTCGTTTCAACTCTCTGGCATTGAAGTATACTTGGGCGACGGCACAGAAAACTATGACGCTCGATATGTGAGCTACGATGACGATCTAGACGGGTCGGAACAATTCGAACTGAACCCTACGGCGTTTGGCGCCACATATGAGAACTCTGGTAACCGCGCCTTTGGCAGGTATCGAGCTACACATCCTAGCGACACCAACAACCCACTCCTTAAAGAGGACAACCTTAAGTTTCACCCTGACGGCTTCGATACGACGGATATACCATACGCAGATATGTACGTCTCTATGGGTTACTACACTACCGCTAGAGCACTTAACATTCGCGGTAAAACACGGCAGTCTGTGTCGGGAACGATCATTCGAGGGCGTCTAAACCCTACGGTTCAATACCTAGACATCTGCCGTCCTTACAAAAAATTCGAGACCTCAAAGCTTTCTGCTGGCGTCGAGCAGTTCCTGCCTTATTCAATAACCGTTCAAATACAGGACCACGCACAAAGGGTAGAAGCCTTAAGGTGTGGCTACGTCTCTGAGGCAGTCATCAGCTCTGACGAAGATGATTCAGGACGCGACCCCAACAACCCTCCAGGAACAGGGAACGGAGGGTTTACCCCAGGAGGAGGGCCTTCTTACATGTTCCAAAAGACGTTAAGCGTAAGCGACACGGTAGCTGAACACACTACAAAACTGGACTACATTACAATAACCCAACCCGTAGATTTGGACAATGTTTCGGCAGGAGGAGATACCGACTCATCAGATCTTCTACAAATATTCCTTGAAAAATAATGGCTAATTCGTTCAAAGTATCAATCACGACGCTCAATGCAGCGAACACTAATTTCACTGTACTGACGGCTGCTGCAAGTACGACGCTTGTCAAGAGTGTGTCTTTTAGCCATGACGACCACAACACGCAGGTTACGATGGGGATCACAAAGTCAGGCGGTACTCGTGTTGATTTGCTG